TTGGATGAGTTGGATGAAGAGGAATTGGAGATACTTGAAGAAGTATTTCTGGATGTGGATTTAGAAGAAGAAGAAATTGAGGAACTTGTTGAAGATTTAGAAGAAATCTTTGACGATGAACCAGTTACTCAGGAAGAAATTGAGGCATTAACGGAGAATGATAATTTTGAAGAGTTGTCTGTTGAGGCTAGAGAAGAAGTGGTGGCGATAATCAACGAATCTAGCGACGAAGTTAGAGAGGAGTTCACTGAAAATGTTGATGTGTTTTCCGATGTCGCTTATGGAGAGTTCGTTCAGGACGGTTCACGAATCAATGTAGAGGATAGGCAAACAGTCATTGTGGCTACAACGGCGGTTGCGGCGGCTTCTGCTGTGCGTGTTCGTCCTGCTCCTTCTGTGTCTGTAAGCGGTCCTACGTCTGGACCATCTCCAAGATCAGGAAGGAGGATACGTAATGATTAAAAGATTGGCCAGAGAGATTCTTTATTTGGCTATGACTATTGGTGGGATTGGGCTGGTCCTGATAACTCTCACAGATCAGGTGCTTCGGTATGCAATTATTATTTCTTTATCAAGTCTTTTTCTTCATCTTGTGGGTGTGACTGTTGACTATTTCCATAACAAAAAGGGCGGTTCTTGAGTCTTTTTTGTCGGGACGAATTGTGCTTTTAATGTAGGAAATAGGAAAGTAGAGGCTAAATGGATGAAGAGTGGGCTGATTTCGACATTGAGGGTTCTGATGTCGAATTGGAGTGTGGTTTAGAGAACCCTGAGACATGCGAGTCGTGCCAATAATGTCGTTTTCTAAGATAATAACGGCTATTACTGCGATGCTAACCGCTGTAGGCGGCCTAGTGCTCGCTATTAACACTATGTTTGGTGATGAGGATCACACTCCTCAACCAATAACTCATATTATTATTCAAGAAGTAGGAGACTATAATGATTTTGTTCAGGAAACTAATTTAGAGATTTACGAGCATTTGAAAGAATAAATATGAGTCGTTTAACAGAGTTGCGCCAAGAAGCAGAATGGCGTAAATGTCAACGTGATGAAAAATATTTTTTACAAAATTATTGGCATATTGCTCATCCTGCTCATGGGCGCATTCTGTTTGAATTGAGAGATGCGCAGTCTCAAGCGTTAGATCGGTGGGACAATAATCGTTATTCTTTAACGTTAAAGGCTAGACAGATTGGTTGGTCTACTTTGGTGGCGGCTCACCAATTTTGGCTTGCTTTTTTTAATGATGATCAAAACATTATTGATTTGTCGCGTACAGAGCGTGAATCTGTGCTTTTGTTAAAAAAGACAAAATACGGTTTTAAGCATTTGCCTGAATGGTTGGTAGAGCGTGGACCTAAATCTGTTGTTGAGCATCAGCAGAGAATGGGGTTTGAGAATGGTTCACAAATTACGTCGATGCCTTCGGCATCTGACCCTGCGCGTGGCGAGTCTGCGACGCTCATCGTGGTGGATGAATGGGCTTTTTTGCCGAACCCTGAAGAGGCTTGGGCTTCTATTGAGCCTGTTGCCGATGTTGGTGGCCGCATTATTGGGCTATCTACTGCTAATGGTTCAGGTAATTTTTTTCATCAGTTATGGAATGGTGCGTCCACGGGGAATAATAAGTTTGATGCTATGTTTTTTCCTTGGTCGGCTTCGGAAGATAGGGATAATTCTTGGTATGAAGGTAAAAAGGATTCGATGTTGCCTTGGCAACTCGCTCAAGAGTACCCAACCGATCCCGAAGAGGCATTTGTTCGTTCTGGGAATCCTGTCTTTGATCTTGACGTTCTTAATGGTATGTCTGTGCATTTTCGACAGGGCGTGGAGGGATATCTCCACGTACTTCAACCGAACGTCTTAGAGTTTAGAACATGAGTTTAACTGTATGGGAGAAACCTGAACGTTACTCAGGGTATGTTTTAGGTGTTGATACTGCTGAAGGTTTAGGGCATGGCGATTATTCTTGTATACAGGTTATAGATGTCAAGGAAGGCCGTCAGGTCGCTATATGGCATGGCCGTATACCGCCTGACGAGTTGGCGCATGAAGTATATAATTTAGGGATTTGGTATGGTAATGCTCTTTGTTGTGTGGAGGCAAACAATCATGGTTTGACAACGATTACTGTTCTTAGGCAATTGGGTTATCCTAATTTGTATCGTCGCAGGTCGTTGAATCAATCTAATGAAAGGATTTCTCAAGAGTATGGGTGGAAAACTACTCGTACTTCTAAACCGTTGATGATTGATGATTTGGCTAGAGCGTTGAAAAACGATGAGTTGATTTTGCATTGTGAATCAACTGTCGCTGAGTTGCGCACGTTTGTGCGCAATGATCGTGGGTCTATGAATGGTTCCCCTTACGATGACCGTGTGATGTCGTTAGCGTTAGCGAACCAGATGAGAAAATACGCTTATGTTCCTGAATACGTGCAGAATGTCGATGATACTGGTACGTTTAATTGGTGGATGAGGCAATTACCTAATGGCACACGAACTGATGATACAATCGGTTCTCACTTGTCGCGTGGGACAGTGTGACATACTTTTAGGACAACTAACAAAGGAGTTTCCTGTGGCAATTGGTCGAATGGCTAAATATAACGATGTTGGGGCTGGCGCAAAACCTATTTTGGGCAAAACCTCAATGCTTTCTAATGGGCCTGCGCGCCCAGGTGGATCGCAAAAGTCTACTGTTGGAAGCGGTGGAACTGACAAGGCTCACAAAGGCGATAAAGCCAGTGGAACAATGCCTCGTCAAACACCTAAAAACCAGCATGGTCTTGGTGGCAAAGTAGAACCATCTTCTAAGCAACCTAATTCTTCTGTACGTTGATTCTTCCTGCTGACGCTTCAAAAGAAGAATTTTACGCTTACGTCAAGGAACTGCGTGGTGCTGTTCCAGACGAAGAGTTAGAAGATCTTTGGGAGTGGAGGCAGAAGTTACTTGGTTTAAGGGTTGTAACAGGCAGCGGTGAACGCTCCCTGTTGCCACCCGAAGAACAACATATGACAATGAAGGAACGAGAACAGAAAGTTATTAGCGACGCTAAGGCACAAGGCAGAGATCCTGTCTATGTCGGGCGACGTTGGGTGTGAGATGGCTAAAAAGTCCAAAGCAGATAAGTACACTACCGCTAAAGAACGTCTTGATTTAGCGAAGCGTTGGCGTCATGACGAAGGTTATGACGTTAAATGGCATCGCATGATAGATCTTTATCGTGGCAAAACTTACTTTAGTGAACAGGTTGATGGCGATGATCGCATTTCAGTCAACTTAGCGTTTTCTACTGTTAATGTGATTAGTCCTTCTGTTGCGGTAAACCATCCAAAAATTACTGTTACACCTAATACAGCCGAGGATGCTGATCGTGCTATTTTTGTCGAATCTATTGTTAATTACATGTGGCGACATCACGATTTTAGAAAACCGTTTCGTCGTTCTGTAAAAGATTTCCTCATTATAGGGCACGGCTGGTTGAAGGTTGGCTGGAAGTTCGTTGAACAGGAACGAATGGTTTCTGATTACGAAAAAGATAGTCAACTTGTTGACGCTCAAGCAGAGGTTGCTGCTTTTGGATACAGCAACCCTGAACTGGCTGGAGAGTTACCAACTGATCAAGAATTAGTTGATTCGATACCTTCTACAACAATGGAAATCGTTGAAGATCAACCATTTGTTGAACGGATATCTCCTTTCGACATGTTCATAGACCCTGAAGCAACATGCATGGAAGATGCTAAATGGATAGCGCAACGAATTGTAAGGCCTTTAGAAGAGGTTAAAAAAGACAAAAGGTTCCGCAGGGGTGTGCGAATGAACCTTGAAGCAGACTCTGGGTTGAAGGTTCGTTGGGAAAACGATGATGAAAGAGATCAATATTCGGACCTTGTAGAACGTGTCACTTTATACGAATACTACGATTTAGAAGAAGGAACTATTTCTGTTTGTGCTGAAAGTTCAGACGACTATCTGTTAGATCCGACTCCTATGCCATACGATTTTGGACATCCATTTGTGATGATAAGAAACTATGACATTCCAGATACTTTCTACCCAATGGGAGACTTGGAAGCAATTGAGTCCTTACAAGAAGAATTAAACAAGACTCGTTCTCAGATGGTTAACCATCGTAAACGGTATGCACGTAAATACCTTTACCACGAGAGGTCTTTTGGACCTGAAGGCCGCGAAGCGCTTGAATCTGATCAAGATGGAAGGTTCGTGCCAGTTGTAGACGAAAATCGGCCTCTTGGAGAAGTGGTGGTACCGCTTCCCCAAGTTCCTTTGGCTCCTGAAATGTATAATCATTCTTCAATTATCGAAAACGATGTAAACACTGTAAGCGGTGTATCTGAATATGCTCGTGGTCAAATGCCTGAAATACGTCGTACAGCAACTGAGGCTGCAATAGTCTCAGATGCTGGTAACGCTAGGGCTTCTGACAAATTAGCGATGGTAGAAATCTGCATAGGTGATGTCGCTAGGCGTGTTGTTCAACTTCTTCAGCAATACATGACTCGTGACCAAATGGTCCGTATCACTGGAAAAGATGATCAACAATTCTTTGTCGCATACACACGCGATGATATTTTAGGCGAATACGATTTTTCGGTTGAAGGCGGCTCTACGCAGCCTATGAACGAAACTGGTCGCCGTCAGGAAGCAATTTCTTTAATGAACGCAGTCGCACCTCTTGTGGGAACAGTAATTGATCCTGCAGAACTCGCAAGATACGTGCTTTCGTTCGGTTTCGGGGTTAAAAATCCTGAAAAATTTATAGTTCAACAACAGCCCATGCCACCTGAAGGCGCTATGCCGCCAGAAGCAGGTATGGGACCGCCTCCTATGGCTGGACCTATGGGTGGACCTCCGCCTGCAGGTGGAGCGTTTGAGGCTACAGGTGGTGTTCCACCTGAGTTGTTGGCACAGTTGCAAGGTCAAATGGGTATGGATCTTCCAAACCTTTGATTTTGGGACACTTTTAATTAAATATTAGGAACAACCGAAAGGATTCCCATGGAAACAGAAACTATGGAACTGGACACCAGCAATCCAGAAATTTCAAATGAAGGAAATTCAGACACACATAACTACGCCATCAAAGTAGATGGTGAAGAACAAATGGTGAGTTTAGAGGAACTTCAAAATGGATACCAAAGACAAGCAGATTACACACGTAAAACGCAAGAATTGGCATCCGAACGCGAGAGATTGGCTCAAGGTGAGGCAATAGTTCAAGCATTAGAGGCAGATCCACAAGGCGCTATTTCAGCATTGTCTGACGCTTTTGGAGTTGCATCGGTGGGCAGTCAAAACACTGAAGTGGAAGCACTTGAAGATTTGGACCCAGAAGAAGTACGCTTGCGACGAATTGAACAATCCATTGAACAACAAGAACGAGCGACAAGACAGCAGAATTTGCAAAAGGATGTGCAAGGACTGCGCGAAAAGTACGGTGCAGACATTAGCGAACAAGATTTGTACGCGCATGCTCTTCGCAACAATATAGGCAATTTAGAGGCTGCATACACGCATATGACTTATGAAACTATGCAAGATAAGGCTCGAACTGCTGACATTGTTGAAGAGAAGCGTGCAGCAAACGTAGTCGATTCGACTACAGGCGGATCTACTTCGGGAAATGTTGAACGTGCTGCTCGTGCAGTTTCGTCCATCCAAGATGCATATCGGCTGGCTATTGAAGAAAATTAACTATTAACTACTACATGGAAAGGTAATTCAACATGGCCGCTGGAAATAGCGATTTTGATGCAATATTATCAACTACGTTGAAAAACTACATTCCTAAGTTGACAGACAACGTATTTTCTGCTCGCCCACTGTTTTATGCGCTAACAAATGGACAAACCATTCGGCGCGTTGGTGGCGGTGCGAAAATAGTTGTACCTATCATCTATGGAACAAACAGCACCGCTGCTTCCTATAGTGGATCAGATACTATTTCTACAGATGCTCAGGCTGGCATAACTGCCGCTGAGTATGACTGGAAACAGTATGCTGCCACTGTAACGATCAACGGTATTGAAGAAGCAAAGAACAACGGCGAAGCCGAAATCATTGACCTGCTTGAAGGTAAAATCATGCAGGCCGAAGAAACCATCATTGAAAACATGAACTCAATGTTCTGGGCAAATGGTGCAGGAAACGGCGGTAAAGACTGGTTAGGCATGAATGCCCTAGTTGGAACTGGCAATGACTCAGGTAGCGCTATTGGTGGAATCGATGCTACTGATTCTGATAACTCATGGTGGAGATCAACTCTTACCAACCAAGGTGGTGCGCTTACTATTGCTGCTATGGCAACAATGTATAACACCGTTTCAGTTGGTAACGATCAACCAACCATTATTATCAGCGATCAAGATGAATATGAGAAGTATGAATCACTTCTTCAACCACAACTGCGTTACACTGACGCTACTGTGGCTGATGCTGGATTCCAGAACCTTCTGTTCAAGGGCGCTCCATGCACCTTTGATTCACACACGGATCTGGCTGGCAAAATGTTCTTCTTGAACACTAAATATATCCGTCTAGTTGCACACAGCGATGTTTGGTTTAAACCAACTCCGTTTGTACGTCCAACTAACCAAGATGCACGCTATGCGCAAATCTTGAGTTACGGAAACTTGACTGTAAGTAACCGTTCTCGTCAGGGAATGCTTTACGGTCTAACAGACTAAATTGGTGGGGTGACAGCATGTCACCCCACTAATTTGAACAAGGAGAAGTATGTCAAGATATTCAATAGCATCTAAATCAGGAGCGTATTTAGCAGGTACGAATGGGCAACCTCCAGCCTCTCGTGTCGGCGCTCAATCTAAGAATGCGCGCCCTGTTGCTGGTGTAACAGAATATGCTGATTGGGTTAACCCATCAGATGTTGACTCTTGTTCCTCCTTAACCCGCGATGGGGCTGTGTGTAAAGCACGCCCTATTCGCGGGTCTGATCTTTGTGTCGGACATACTCGACAAGCAGAAAAGGCTAATTCTTAATGGGAATGACAATAAAACAAATGCGTGATCAGATCCGATCCGTTATAGATATTGATTCGACTGATGTTTCTGACACAGTTTTAAACAATATGCTCGGACAAGGATTTGACACTATTGTTTTCAGCGAAAAACGCTGGCCTTTTTTCGAGACTCTGACTACTTTTAATACAGTTGCTGGCACCAAAGATTATACTTTGGCCACAATTGGTGCTTCGGTTACGCAAGGATTGAGGGAAATAATTTCTATGCGTACCGACGATCATGTTTTACAATATGTCGGTAATGACGCAGCGGATGCCGATTATCCTCTAGACGTTTTATCGTCAAGCGAACCTTGGGAATGGAGTTTCTGGAACGAAACGGTACGCTTTTATCCTTCTCCAGATTTCGCTTATACCGTGCATGTACGCGCTGTCCGTAACGCTACAGCGTTTGGTGATGGAACTACAGATTCTACTGAACCTGATCTTCCTGATGCTTTCCACCCTGTTTTGACAACGTATGGGTTAGCAAAAGCCTATTTACAGCAAGAAGATCCTTTAATGGCTAGTCAATACATGCAACAATTCCAAATCGAACTAGACAATGTTGGCCGCAGATACGCTGACATGCCTGCCCCTCAACCAATTATCGCTAATTCTCGTTCTTCTACTCGGTACCTTGCAGGCTTTGGATCTTTACGTTATGCAAATACTGGTGGGGTTATTTGGTAAATCATTATGTCTAAACGCGACTTCAAGTTAGCGACAATGGAGTCGTTTTCAGGCGGTTTGAATTTCAGAGCAGATCAGTTTGATCTTGCTGAAAATGAATCTCCCGACATGTTAAATGTTACTGTTGACCCTCGTGGTGGTGTAGCGATGCGACAAGGTGTTGACCGTCGTAACGATACTGCTTTAAGTGCTGACGTTAAAGGGATTTGGGGTTTTCATACTGATGGAGGCACAAATCAGTTAATGGTAAATTATGGAACTAAAGTCGGTCAGTCTGCTAGTGGAAACTTTACCGAGTTTACTAATATAACGAACAGGACTGATGGTTCAAGAGTGTATGGAACTACTTTCAATAATGTCGCTTATGGTGTTTCCTACGATCAGGTTTCTTTTAAATGGGATGGAAGCACTGATGCGGATTTAGGAACAAATATGACTGGCGCTGCTGGGCAAATGCCCAAAGCGCAATATATAGCCGCTTGGAACAATTTTGTATGGTGCGGTAAAATTTACGGTGAAAAGTATCGCTTACGTTGGTCGAATCTTAACGATGCAGAGAAATGGGCTGCATCAGATTATGTGGATATAGACAAGGGCGAGCAAGGCGGTTGGATAACAGGTTTGGTTGCTCATGGTGATCGGCTTGTCATATTTAAAAACAACAGCACTTATGCTTTGCTTGGTTTTGACTCTGATTCTTTTCAAGTTATACAACTTTCTAATTCTGTCGGTTCAGTAGATTTATCAAGCCCTGTTTCTACACCTTATGGGGTGTTTACTTGGCATGCTGAAGAAGGCGTTTATTTATATGATGGCGAAAAGTTCCAATGGCTTTTTGAAAAGTTGAAACCTGCTATTGATGATGGACGTATAACCTTTTCTAATCCACCGCAGTTAGCGTGGGGCAACAACCGTTTATATGTGTCTGTTGACTGGACTGACGCTGGAGTGACAACTCGTAGAGTTTTTGTGTTTGACCCCTCAATAGGGGGCGCTTGGACTATGCACGACATAGACTCTGGCCCTCTGTATGCGTATAATCCTCCAAATTCTACTCCTTATATGACTTCAGGGTGTGTGGCTAATACTGGAAGAGTTATATATTTGGATTCTGACATTACAAGGGTTGTTGACAGGTATGCGACTACTGATATCCATATTGATTCTCATTTTGTTACTCCTTGGATTGCTACCAAAAATCCTGTTGTTAAAAAGCGTTGGGGTAAGCCCCGAATGATTACTTTGGCTAAATCAAGTATTACTTTAGGCGTTTCTGTTTACCGTGATTTTGATAAAGCAGAAGCCTATAAGACGTTTGATGTGGTAATTGATGGTCGTGATTCTACTTCTGTGTGGAATACGGCTAAATGGGATGATGATGACGATAGTTCTAGTTATGTTGCTAAATGGGCTGCTAGGGACTCTGGGACAATAACTGATGTGAAAAGATTACCTACAATCGGGACAGCGCAGGCAATAAGTATGAAGATTGAAGGTCCAAGGTCGGAAAACAAGGCATGGGAAGTGAATGCTTTAGCATTTACTTACACCCCTAGACGTTTAAGGTAGCGCATGGCAACACTAGCAGTAACAAATTCTTTTTCTTCGGGATCTACAATAATTGCATCCCAAATGAATACAAATTTTGACGACATTGAGTCATTCGTAAATTCAAGTCCTGGGGTTTTACAATTGACAGGCGGCACGGTGACAGGCGCTGTGATCATCACACAAACTTTGACAGTTGGTGTAGATGGCACAGGACACGATGTAAAACTTTTTGGTGACACATCAGGTGATTACCTTGAATGGGACGCTGACACAAACAAGTTAATTATTGAAGGCACTAACGGTTCCACCGCTCTTGATGTGACCGATGGAAATGTTGTTATTGGTGATGGTACTTTAACTGTTGGTAGTGATGGCGCTGGTGAGGATGTTACGTTTTATTCTGATACTGCTGGTGATTCTTTTGTTTGGGATTCTTCGGCTGAAAAGTTAACTATTACTGGTACTGATGGCCAGACGGCTTTGGATGTTGCTGATGGTAATGTGACTGTCGCTGACACGGTTACTGCTGGGGCGTTTTCTGGTCCTTTGACTGGCAACGCTTCCACTGCTACTGAGGCTACCAATGTTACTGCTGTTGCAAATGATTCTACTGATGAAACAGTGTATTTAACTTTCGTAGATGGTGCTACAGGTACGCAAGGTATTGAAACTGATACTGGGCTTTCATATAATCCAAGTTCAGGTGTTTTGACGACTACTCAAGTTACTGGGAACCTGACTGGAAATGTAACTGGAAATGTTACTGGAAATATTACTGGTAATGTCACTGGTAATGTTACTGGTAATGTTACTGGTAATACTTCTGGGTCCTCTGGGTCTTGCACTGGTAATGCCGCTACTGCTACTACCGCTGGAACTGTTACCACAGCCGCTCAATCTGCTATTACAAGTGTCGGTACTTTGACTAGTTTAGTTATCGCTGATGGGTCTGTTGGCGCTCCGACGTTACGATTTAAC